ATGGATGCCGGGAAACTTGCTACAAGGGTTGAGGTAAGGCGATTGACAAAGACCGCCGACACTTATGGAGGTTACACTTCAACAACGGCAACCGCATCCACTATATGGGCATATAAAAGGGAAACAAGTGGTGATATAAGCCAAGAGAATGGAAAGCGTAGGCGTGAACTTGATATTGAACTTATTGTTCGCCAAAAAACCGCCGATACTATATTGAACACCGACCTTTTGAAAATAGAAAACGTATCCGGGGAATATCGTATAAACGGTAAATTCGAATCCGGTTACAAATATTATACAACCTTAAAAGCCACAAAAATTGATTAATGTTAAAATCAAACAGAGCGATTTAAATGATTTGAACCGAAAACTCAATAAACTCAAAAGTTTTTCTAAGGAAGGATTTTCAAAAGAGATTGGCGATACTGCCGCTTTTTCGGCGGCAAGGATGAAAAAAACGGTTGTATATGATAAGTCTGATTTAAAGAAACAAATCGGATTCGGTAGGATGGGCAAAATGGCAAGGGTGTTTTCAAAAACCTTTTATTCGCCATTTGTCGAATTTGGAACAAGGGATGGTAATATGAAATTTGATGATATGTTAGAACTCGGCATTCCAAAATCCTATGCCGAACAATTCAAGGCAAATCCATTAAAAAAGAAAACCAACCAAAACGCAAGACCATTTTTCTTTTCATCAATTAGGGTAGAACTAAAAACCCTGATGGATAGACTTGACAGAAGATTAAATAATTTAACACGATGAACGAGGCACTTCAATTCATAAGAAAGGCAATTATAACCCGTTTAACGGATGCAATTACCGTTGGGGAGAGTTATGTCCCAATTTATAATAGAGTGCCATCTGACGCATCTGAGCCGTATATAAAGATTTTTTCAATAAGTAATAGTGAAAGCGATTTCAATGCGACAAGTTTTATTTCGGAATGCGTTACAAGATTAGAGGTCGTAACGGCGTTTGATTCCGATTCCGGTGGTGAATTACAATCAAATCAAATTGTTAGCAGTATTTTAAATTTAGTTCGAACAAGGGCAAATGGTTATTATGATCTATCAAGTGATGGATTTAATGTGATAACTTGCACAAATGGAGGCGTAACATATTTTGAGGATGATTTGGAGGATAGGACATATTTTCGAGCGATTGTTGAAATATCAAATAAAATAGAAAAAATCTAATGGATGATTACAGAATTTTTGGAGTGTACGGGTTGAATATAGGAGCATTGGCATTTAGTTTTAGCGAAATTAATCCCGTTATTCAATTCCTTGTATTACTTTCAACGCTCACATACACAATTATACAGATTTACAAAAGCCTAAAAAAATAATGCAAAACGGATTACAAACATCACAACATCAAATTGAAGGCGTAAGGTATATGAAAATAAAACAACGCTTTCAACAAATCTTTAGACCACTAAGCAAATGAACGCAAGAGAAAGAAGAGAATTAAGGGGTTATATAGGGAGTGGAGTAGTATTTCTTTTTGTCATTCTACTTTTAATTTTTTTATCTTACGTTGAAATACCACAAACAAATAACGATACTTTTAAACTTATTACAGGTGCATTAGTGGCTACCATTGGTGCGGCTATATACGTCTTTATAGGAAAAGACCCCAACGAAGTAATTGAGTTACAACGTAAAAATGATGCTTTAGAAAGTAGATTGGAACAACTTGTAATGGCAAAAGATAAACTTGAGGAGCTACTTATAAAGGTGCAAGATGATACTATTGACAGATTGTTTTTAAATAAAACAATGGATTTCGACACTTGTAAAAAATGTAATTGTAAAAAATGAGTCTAAAATATTTCAAATATGAGGAATTTGATTCGCCGGATGTTCCCGGTAGTGGCAAGTATATGGATGCTGACTTTCTTAAAATGCTCGACAATGCCCGTGACATTGCAGGGATACCATTTAAAATCAACTCAGGATGGCGAACAATTGAACATAATCAAGAGGTTGGAGGAAAACCGGGTTCGAGCCATATCGTTGGAAAAGCGGTGGATATCTCAATCAAAAATTCAAGGGAAAGACACATCATTTTATCAGCGTTGCAAGATGTTGGATTCAATAGATTTGGAATTGCAAAAACATTCATTCACGTTGATTCCGATGGCGAGGATTATGATGGACACAAAATCCCCGATGTCATTTGGGTATATTAGCAATACAGTAGGTAATACATTATGTTTAAATTATTACTTGGATTATTAAAAGGTGGTAACGGGAGAAAATCTGTTGCTGGAAATTTAGCTTGGGAAATACGAGAGGCAATCAAGGGAAAAGAACTTGACCCCAATGAAATAATTGCTTTACAAACCAAAATCAATGAAATAGAAGCTGGTCACAGGACTGTTTTTGTTGCTGGTTGGCGCCCCTTTATTGGGTGGGTTTGCGGTATCGCTTTAGCTTATAATTTTATCATTAGGGATTTATTTATATGGATCATAAAGCCAGTTGATATCCCCCCAGCTTTACAAATGGAACACTTGATGACAGTCTTGCTTGGAATGCTTGGACTGGGCGGTTTAAGGACTTTTGAAAAGATTAAAGACAAGGTTAAATAATGGCAAAGAAAATAATTGATAATTTTGTAGAATCCACAAAGAAAAAACGCCCTGGTGTTCATTCAAAGAATGCATCAATAAATAAAAAAGGGTGGAAAAAGAAATATCGTGGTCAAGGTAAAAATAGATAAATATGGCAACTCGTGATTTATATTCTGCAAACAATTTTTATAGAATGTCATTCGGCGATTATGGATTTCGTCTTTTAGATTACAATCACGGAAACCAATCAACCCCAAGTGGTGAATTTTTCGGCTCAATAGAATGTACTGAAAATTCCACCATTACACTTACAAACGACACATCGGGAGGTGATAGCGGACTAACCAGTTTTGCAATAAAGGAGGGACACATCATATATGGTAATTTTACTAATATTTCAATTTCACACGGTCAAATAATATGTTATTTGCGTAAACCAAAATAAATGCTTGGTATTCCACATAACATAATTTCAAGGTCAAAAAAAACCAGTAAAATAATAAAAAAATATCTTCAAGATAATCTTGAGGATTTGTGGAGTAATACAGAGGACAGATGGCAATCCTATAATTATGTCATCCCACTTACTTGGGATTCTATCAATGAGGTTTGGGACAGATATGATGAAAGATTGCCGGAAACTTGGGAGGTTTTAAATAATAATTGGAATACGGAAACTGAATTATGGGATGAAATATAAATTTGTTAAATTTGTAAAAAATAAATTATGGGTACTACACTATCGGGATTAAAAATAAAAGATACTTATCAGGGTCTTATCAAATTAAGTGATAATGCCGCCGCATCATCTTCGACAAAAGAACTAACTGATGGTGTTGGTAATGACTTAAACATCCAAGTTGACACCACCGGAAGATTGGAGGCAGCAACATTTGTAAAAACAAGTGGAACATCGAGCCAAATTCTTTTGGCAGATGGTACCGTTGCGACAACATTGGCGACCGCTTTTTTAGCCGATGATTCAGTTACCTTTGCAAAATTAGAAAATCGATATTCGGAACTTTCGGCACTTGGTAGTGGAACATCTTTCGCCCTTAATTTTTTAAACGGTTGTACATTTACGGCAACCGCATCCGGTGCGGCAACCTTTACATTTTCAAACGCCGTTCAAGGTCAGGTTGTTGACTTAATTGTTACCGGAAATTATGCCTTGACTTTTGCAGAAACCGGCTCAACTTTTAACCGGGTAGGTTCAACCACTTACGATGGTTCAGCGACAAACTTGATTCAAATAGTTTGCACGGATGACACATCGGGTTCAAAAATATATCACTATTCAATTGCCACTTATTCATCGGCACAACCACAATAATATGAAAGCAAGAACTGAAAACGGTCAAATAAAAATTTATAAATCTTTACCATCTGAATATACCAAAGATGATGGAACTGTTATTTTAAACTTTAGAAATGCCGATGCTGAAACTATTGAG